CAGCAGCGGCGACGCTCTCCGAGAGCACAGGGGTCGGAGCGACGGACGAGTTCGGCACCAGTTTGATCTGGGTCAACGATCCAGCCACGGCTTCGGCCTTGAGCAGAAGCAGGGGGGCGTTGTTGATGGCAGCGATTGTCGCGGCCTGAATCGTTGCCGTGGAGTCCGCGAGGGTGAACGGGATGGGGAGACCCGTTGAGGCGCCGTTCGAGTCGTACTCGAACGTGACCGGCGGGTTGACGCCATCATCGATAATGAAAGCGTCGGTGTCGATGAGGGAGGCGCCTGCAACAATCGAGATGGCTGCGAAGCCATCGACTGCCGTGCGGGTCGCAGTCGTCGGAGTGAAGTCCGCCGTGACGAGGGCACCGTTGTCTGCGAGCACTGGAACGAACGTTCCGAAAGTGCGGAGCGAGAAGCGCCCCGAGCGCGAGTCGAGGATCACGATCGCGCCGTCCGTGCCGTCACCGACCGAGGCTTGGACGATCGAACCCGTCCCTGCAGGAATCAAGATGGCCTGCGCACCGGGGCCCGCGAGCGTGAAGTTGATGGTGACGGTACCGCGCACGACGGCGTCGAGGTTGTTCACCAGCGTGGGGAGGCCAGCGGGATTGATGCGACCATCGTAGCTCGCCTGAGCCGTCACCAGCGAGAGGTTGGCGGTGCTGTCGCGATTGCGCGTGTTCTGAGCGACCACAGGGGCGCCTGCCGAGCGCCAGTTGACGTTGATCGAGCCGGGTACGAGGGGAGAGGCCCCCGCAGCCGTCGGGAACGACCCGGTGAACGCCGTCGTGACGCCGTCGCCCGTTCCGATGCTGTCGTCGGTGAGGTCTGACTGGATCTTCGCATTGGCAGCCACCGCGTTCGCGGGGGGAACACGCACGATGAAGGCACGACGGCCACCGTTGGCGAAGAACGCCGCGAGCGAGAGAGGCATGAGGCTCTGCGTGACCAGCCCACCGAAGATGCGGGAGTACTGCTCGAAGCTCTGCACGAGCACAGCCTCGTTGGCCGGACCACGCTCTGCGTATCCCACGGTGCCGAGGTTCGAGGTCGTCACACCGGGAATGATCTGCGCCGCCGTCGGGACTTCTTCGACGAAAACACCGGGCGAGAGAATGTCAGCCATGTCGTGCTCCTACAGGTGAACAATGTCGCGGAAAGGGAGAATCACTTCTTTTCAGGCGACGGAAGGATGGGGTCTTCCTTGACCTTGGCCTCAGGCTTTGCCTCAGGCTTCGCTTCAGGCTTCGCTTCAGGCTTCGCGGGAGCGGGGGCCTTCTTGACAGCGACGGTCACACCGGACTTCGACTTCTTCGCCGCGATGAGGGGGATGGCGCGAACCTCAGGGATCAGCGCGCGCTGGTCGAGCAAGCTCTTCATGGAAGCCGACAGTTCCACATCATCGGAGAGCGAGGTCCATGCCTTCGGAGGGAAAACTGCAACCTTGCCCTCGATGGTGGCCGAGATGGAACCGCGAGTCGTGTTGTAGAACTTGCTCATGGATTCTTCCTCTGGAGGGAGAGTACTGGCGGTTGCGTTGCAGTGCGGGAAATTGTCGGGTCAGCAAGATCGTATTCTGCTTCGACCCTGATGGTCACGGCAAATTGGATCATGCGCTCCGAGATGCCTGCGACGTCATCCAAGTTGACAATACCTTCGTTGAAAGCCTCGTAGGAACGAGGAACACCGAGGGAGTCCGTCACCCAGACCTGACCGTACACAGGCCAGATTTTCAGGATGTGCGTGAGCATCCGATTCGCTGCGCTTCTGCCGGGTCCACCGCGCAGCGAGTTGTAAATGTTGACCGTGTAGGTGAGGTCGTAGGGCGTTGCCGCCTCTTGCATCGCCATACGGTCTGCCTGCGTGCGAGGACCGTTTTGAGTCTGAGCCGTGACGAACGTCGCTGTCTTGGCCGGGGCCCGGTACTTCTGCGTGAAAGGGTGCAGCCGCTGCTGAGACACCGAGATGTCGTCGCGCGTGACGACGAAGGCCGGGTACCGGAAGTTCGCGTAGAAGTCTTCCGGGTACATGAAGTAGACCGGGATCCCCGGGTCACCCGGAGGGGGCTCGACTCCATCAATGGTGATGTAGAAGTGGCTGCCGTTGACTCGCCCACCCATCGACTCGATGAAGCCTTGGTCAAATGACCGGAGGTCAACATCGCCGTTTGGCAGGGCACCCGTAACCTGTTCGAGGAGAACAGACGGGTCTGTCATTGGGGTCAGGCGCTCTCGCCGAACTGAGCATCAGCAATCGCCATGACCATGTCGCCGAACGCCATGATCTTCGCTTTGCCGATCCACTCAGCGGTGGAAACAAGATCGTCTTCCGGGGGGAGGAAGGGCAGAGAACCCTCCTCAGCGACAGCGTCTGCTGCGTCGAAGACGAAGTCGACAGCGCTCTCGGAGTCGAGGTCGTAGGCGTCCTCGATGCCAGCAGCGATGTCGAGCATGTAGTCGATGAGCACGTCGTTCACGTCGCTCACGTTCTCGGCGCCGCCAGTTCCAGCTTCACCTTCACCGTGCTCAGTGTCGATCTCACTCTCAGGACCCCACGCCTCGCCTTCCATCTCCGCGAGTCGTTTGCGGATGCCTGCGAGCTTCTGGGAAACACTGATGGCCATGGAGTCCTCCGTAGGGTCTGCTTGTTCTACTGCAGTCACCGAATTTTGTCTTGAAACTCTTCAAATGAGTCGATCTCCGTACCGGGAACCGCTGGGGATGACAAGTTCCTCCAAGACTTCCACCCGTCAAAGTCCCAGTCCAGCATCGCCCGTCCGACCACGTCGCTCTCAAACAAGGCAGCGACTCGCTGCTTGGTGGCAACGATGGCCGGGCGCCAGTGCGCGACACTCCGAGACCCTCCCAGCCCGTACTCCAGTCGAAGCGCGGTGTACGACAGGTCTGTTGTTGCTTTGAACTTTGTCGGGGGATCGACCTTCACCCCTTCGTCCTTGAACGCCTTGGACCAGTCAGGTCGGCTCTTCAGAAGCTTCTCGCGAACCCCCTCCACCTCTCGGGTTGAAACCTTCCGCTTCGTAACGGTCGCAATCGACGTCGGAGGCTTGAAAGGAAGAGTGTCGGCGGTCCACGGTTGGTACTGCATCAGCAGCTTGACGACGGGATGAGGCTTCCGCTCGTTCTTTGGCTTGAAGTAGAGAACGTCCCGGGCGCCGTCGATCTCCTCGGCCTTGGTCGGCTCCGATGCCACTGCGAAGACCGGGTTGACGACGCCGGACTGCACAAGGCGCAGAGAGCTTCGGTACGCAGCGTAGTCTGCCCCTGTCGGGATGCGAGAGACCACCTCTTCGAGCATGATCTGCGCGGCGTTGTGGACGATGTAGCGTTGGATGGCTTCAGCTCGAAGCGTCAAGAAGCCCTGCTCGATCATCGCCAGCGTCATGCGGGTTCCCATGTCGGGACCGACGTTGATGTCGATGGACGGCTTCGGCATCAGCCCTTCTCCGCGTCGATCTTCTCAAATTCAGCTTCAGTCTCAGCGATCCGCTCCCAAACAGTTTTCTTGCGGGGAGGGAAGAGTGTGGCGAGGGTCTTCTCGACTCCGCCACCTATGTTCACCAAGGCTTGAGCTTCTTGAGGGAGCTGCATGTTCGTCGGTTTGAGCGTTGGAAGCATGCGCTTGTGCTTCTCACACACCCCGAAACGGCGAGGTGACCCCGGCTTGGCGATGACTCCCGCAGGGGGTTCCCCGCAGATGAAGCACCACTGGTCGAAGGCCGTCATCGGGCCTGCGTACTCGTGGAAGTCATCACCTGCGAGCGGCGACCCACACGGCGTGCGAGACGTACAGCGGTCCCCCGGGAGATTCAGGTCGCGGCCCTCCCAATACCGAGGACAGGTGGCGCACACGGTCGACAACCCACCTTGGACCGCGAGGGCCACTCGCACACTGTGCTGCAGCACGCGACCTCCTAGACCGCCGCCTTGGCGACCTTGAGGGCCTTCATCGCCTTCGAGGCGTTGAACATCTTCATGCCCTTCAGCAACGCGGCCTTGCTGGAGACGAGCTTCTTCAGCATGCCGATGAAGATCTCCTGATGACCCTCGTCACCGGGGTCCATGCCAGCAGCTTCCATCGCAAGCACAAGCTGCGGGATGAGGACTTTCGGGTCGGGCATGCGCTCGTTCTCTTCACCGAGCAGCGCAAGCATCTTTGGCGTGACGGACATGGGGACCTCTTCAGATGGAAGTGACAAGTTTTCGTTCGGGAGTCTGCTGCGTCGTGCGGCGGAGGGTACACTTGAACCCGACGAAGGAAGGGTTGTCAAACAGAGTACCGTCCTCTTGGACGTCGGTGATGGCGAAGTACAGGCCCGCCCCGGGGATGTTGAAGCCGTCCACCGCGAACTCGGTGTTGTAGTACGGCGTATCCCAAACACGGACAATGTCTGTTTCGCTTGGTGCGAGCATGTTCACACGTTCGCACTCGGACCGTGGCAGCCACAGCTCGCCGTCGAACTGAGACGACAGACCCTCCATCGCAACGCCAGTCGTCTTGGCAAGAGTGACGAAGGCTTTCAGCAGATAAGGCCCAAGCCAAGCGCGCTTCACCGGCTCGTTGTAGACCGGGTCCACAATCGACTGAGAGATGTTCTGCGTGTAGTAGGCGATCGACGTGCCGATGATGTTGACGTGCTCGCTCGTGATGCAGTCGAACAGCGCCCGCTCGCAGTCACCGAGGGCGAAAGTCTCGCAGTCGCCCATCGGACGCACCGGCATGGTCGGTTGAGGGCAGAGGTAGTCCGAGATCGATTTACACTTGCTCACAAGACCTCCCTCTGGACCATATGGACCCGATCAGCCAACGATGAAACCAATCGGCATCGCGCTCTGGCCAATCTCTTCTTCGAGAATCTGCACCTCGCTCTCAGCCTCGCCGAGAAGCACGCCTCCGTCGAGGCCCGTCGAACCACCCGCTGTTGGGTACGAGTCGTACTTTGACCGGATACGCCCAAGGTCGCGCTTCGCCATCGCCAGCGCGTAGCGACGAACAAGGTCAAAGTCCCGCTGCTTCAGGTCGGTGATGCAGAACGAATTCGCCGTGTAGTAGACGAGCGCCTTGGGTGTCGTCGGAGACAGGCGTGTCGGCAGGATGTAGAGCTTCGTGTTCTCTTGCCGCCATTCCGGGTCCGCTCCGAGGACACGCTGGGCAGTCTGGGTGTACTGCTGGACCTGCAGCAAACTGGAGATGGGACCGCCGGTCTCTCCGCCTCCGCCGACTCCAATCCCGAACCCACCACCGTAGGCGAGAGGAACACCCAGATTCTCGTTGGGCCATGCCCATGCCCACGGAGAGGCGAGGGGGTTCATGTCGTAGTTGGAGAACGGGAAGACCACGTCCGTGACGACGTCGACGTCGCTTGGGAGGCAGTACTCCACGATGCTTGGGATGAGCTGCAAGTCGTAGCTCTTGATGTACCCCTTCTTTGCCGCAAACCAACGCAGCGCCTGCCCGATGTCGTCCATCAGGTGCGCTTCAGTCAGCTCGATTTTGAGAAGGGGAGCACCGAGGCGCCGGAGAATCCACAGCGCCATGTCGTCGGCGTCAACCTTCGTCGACGGCGAGATCCCACAGCTGCTGATGCTGATGCCGGTGCCACCGCCGCCGCCACATCCGCCACAGTCGTCAGCCATGAGGTCTCCTTCAGTGCCTATGCTTCAGGCGTGGGCTTCACCTTACGCGGTCGGCCTCCCTTGTTCTTCACGGGAGCGAGAGGCGCCGTCTCTACCATCGTATCGTTCAGCGATGGGTTTGCCGAATTGCTTTCGAGTTGAGTCGGGGCGGTCTCAACAGAAGCAGGCTCAGGTGGCATAGCATCGGCTGTGATGGGCGCTGGCTCATCGACCGGTACAGTCTCGCGAGCAGCGATGGCAAGAGCGTCGTGGATGACTTGGATGGCCGCAGCCGCCGGAACCGACTGGTAGACCGGCTTCACTTCCACAGCCCCAATCTCGTGCAGCAGGTGCGGCGAGAAGTGCTGGTACTGGTCGCCTTCAAGGATGTCGACGTCGTGGACGCGACCGTGGCCGGGGACGATGACGACAGGGAGGTGAGGGTTTTTCCTGAAACGGCGAATGGCTGTCATGATTCCTCGTTGATGCTGCTTGCAACCGCCAGAAGCGAGTCGCGGAGGTCGGCGACACAAGCTTCCAGCAGGTCCAAGCGGGCGAAAGCCTCTTTGAGTCTCCGTGCCGTGTGGGATGGCGCAGCCCGGACTCTCAACTTGCGCGGAGGCGAGACGGGTTCGGGGATCGCCTCCGCCACTTCCGGCAGATCCTCCTCGTCCTCGTCCTCTTCGTCGTCCTCCTCGTCCTCCTCGTTTCGCTCAAAAGCAGATCTCAGCTCTGAGTACGACGGGGAGACAGCGCCCGTCGCCATCTCAGAGAGGGCTCGGATCTTCGCTTCGACGTCTTCATCCACCGGGACGATGGCTTCGTCTGGAGATGGCGGAGGCTCGGAAGCTGGAGAAAGAACTGGCGCAGGGTCGGATGGGAGTGAGAGCGTGGCGGTGCCTGCGACTTGTTCGGAAGTTACCGGCAGCGTGACGGCAGGAGCAGGCCGAAAAACCGCCCCCAACGCGCCGAGTTCCGTCATCACGCTGTTCAGGCGACCTATCATAGTTTGCTCCTCTCGCACTCATCGCGTGAGGCGCACACAAAGTCAACACGCCCAAAGAAAAACGACCCCGTGAGGGGCCGTTCTTCCTAGTCCGAAAGCCTCGTTCAGAGGACTTCAGCGACCTTGAAGCGGTCGTACTTCCGGGCCAGCCGCGTCTCAGGGGTCGAGTCGGCGTAGAGGAGGCGAACGACATCGCGGAAGACGTTCCCTGTGATGCGACTGCCGTGTGCTTCGCTGTGGCTCCCGTCTTTCCGCTCGTAGGGCATCGAATAGATTGAGTGGTGTGCGCGGAACACGTCGCGGATGATCCACGTCAAGAATGGAAGCGAACCGGAAGTGAGCTGCAAGGACGATCCGTCTGCCTCTGCGTGCCCGTCACCATCGAACACCCCTCGAATGTACGACCAGACAAAGGCACGGTCGAGCTGGGTCGGCGGCTGGATCGTCAAAGACTTCCGAGGCGTCACGTTGAAGTTCAGAGCCAAGGCTTCTACCCACCGGGGACACGTCACGTTCAGCCATGCGTAGATGCGCCCCGTGTTGTTCGGGCGAAGTGTGATCGGTTGGTCCAGCCTCGCGGCTATCTTGAAGCGCTCCAGCAGCTCCCGGTCGTCAGGGTGAATGCCAAAGGAAAGGGTGTCGTTCTCCTCGTGGACACAGCCATCAGCGGCAGCGAAGCCTGCCCAATAGGCAGAGACGTGATTCACCTCTGCGAAGAAGTCCCGGTCGAAGAACTTGTACTTCTGACCCCGGTCGCGCTGTGCAGTCACCACACGGCGTCTTCGGAGGTGAGTGAACACAGGCGTGTACGAAACACCGAGGGCGGCGGCGATCTCGTAGATGGTTCGTTTCTCGACGGTGAAAAGGCGCACAGCCTCATCCACGTCGAAAGTTGGTCGCTGAGCCTCTTGTGGAGAACGAGTTTTCCCGTGGGTGCGCAAAGTGCGGCTTACGATCCCTTGGGAGAGGTTGTATCTCGCCGCCAAATCGGTCTGAATCGATCCTGCAGCGTACTCCGCTAAAAGCGATGCGCGAATCTCTGGAGTCACGCGCCCATAGGGTTTGCGGTTCTTCGATCCCAGTGGTCGGCCCATAAACACCTCGGTCCGCCAACCCAAGAAGAGCTGGCGGACCAAGCGTAGCACACCTGATTAGAGGCGTAGTATTTCTACAAATTCGTGACGCGCATCTGGCCGTAGTATTCCGGGCGCAAGAGCTTCTTCGCGTAGCGGGTACGCATCGCCTTGCGGAGCGAGAAGTCGTTCGGGTCGAGGAAGGTCTGAGTGACCTGCAGGGGGATGTACGGAGCCCAGACGTATCCGGCGTCGAGGAAGCTGCCGCCCTTGAGGCCGATCAGCATCTGGTCGCGCTGGAAGAAGGGGTCTTCGTAGACCATCCACTTGTTCTGCAAGGTGCCGACCTTGTAGATGCCGAACTGGCCCTGCGAGGACAGGGGGCGGGGCATGTCCATCGGGCCGTAGGGCGACTCAGCGCCCGAGACGTAGGCCGCGCGGAAGTCACCGTGCGTGGTGAGCTGCGCGAGCAGGGCGCTCACGTCGGGGCTCGTCACGATGAAGTTCGCGGGCGCACGCAGGGTCTTCTTGTGGATCTGGTTCGAGACGGTCGAGATGACCGTGAGCATCGAGCGCAGGTGGTCGAGTTCGCTGATGCCAGCCGGGGGCACGCGGTCGAACGAGCCGGTCGTCGACGTCGAGTTCTGGAAGAGGTCATCGATGATCTCGCGATCGATTTCGAGGGCCATTTCCTGAGCGACGGCGGAGACGATTTCCGTCTCAGCGTCGATGCCGTGGAAGGCGCGGAGGTCTTCAGCGGCTTCGCTGGACCACAGAGCCTTGAGGCGGCGAGGCTGGGCTTCGACCGGGGCCTTCTTCACGTCGAGCTTCATCGACGGGATCTTGGTGTTCAGTTCGCCGTCGTAGACGTAGAACGCCTTGATCTGGTTGCCCAGACCGCACGCGACGGTGAACCGGAAGCCGGAGATGGCGCCGTTCGCGTAGTTGAGGGCACCCGAGAGCACGTTGCCAGTGAAGCCACCGGCACCGTCATCGGTCGCCTGCTGGACAACGGCACCCGTGATGACGTTGAACTCGCGGACGATGGTGGCGAAGCCATTCGAGGCGTTCAGCGGACGAACCGGGTTGAACGACAGGGTGGACGAGAGCGGAGCGCCAGCGCCGCCGAAGTCAGCGCCGTTGCCGGTGCCGAGGATCTCGCCGTCGATCTTCTCGGACGTGTAGTTGCGGTCGAAGTCACGAGGGAAGACCTGACCGCGCTGGGTCGGGGCCTTGTTCGTGTCGTAGACGTAGTCGAGGAAGAACACGGCGCCGACCGAGGCCGTCATCGGCTGCACGGACACGATGTCGTGGGCGATGAGGTTCGGGAACACGCGACGGAGGACGGGGAAGATGAACTTCGTGAACGAGCCGACGTTCACGAGGCGAGTCTCTTCTTCGAGGCTCTGAAGGTGCTGCGACTCGTTCTCCATCAGCACGGCAGTGACGCCGAGGACGTAGCGGTCACGCTCCGTTCGGTCGGGCATGCCTTCCAGCAAGTCCTTCCACTTGCGAACGAGGGCACCGACGTAGGTCTTGTCGGCGATCGTGCGGGTCGAACCTTCGAGAACCATGTTGCGAGCTTCCATCACACTCTCCTTCGGGGGTTGAGCGGCTACACCGCCACTCTACAGATTGAACTCTAGCTGAACTTCAGCCTTTGATACCAGCCAAAGCGCGAACTCGATCGAGGCTGATTCCAAGACCCTGCCAGTTTTGGCCTTCGGCCATGGTCCGGCGGGTCCGGGGAGCTTCGGTCTCTTCCGAGATTTCCGTCGGCGTGCGCTCGACGCCGCCGTTCATACGGCCACGGATGCGGGCGCGGACCGACTGGAGGTCGTCCTCGTCACGCTCAACTTCGCGCTCACTCTCCACGAGGGAGTCAACCGCTCGGCGAGAGGACGGACGGGTGCTCTCCACGAGGCCACGGAGCTTGGTCGCCTTCGGATGGCTGGCAAGACGCTCCTCCGCGTAGAGGCGTGTCTCCAGTTCCTTTGTCGAACGCTTGGCTTCGGCGAGGTCATCTTCCAGTTCCAAGCGAAGGGCCTTCTCTTCGGCCATCTTCTTTTCCATCGCAGCCAACTTGGACTCGACAGCGTCGCGCTGTTTCCGCTCGACCTTCCGAGCCTCTGCGACTTCCTTGGCCTTGGCTTCCTGCTCGACCTTCTTTGCCTCGGTCTTGCGGCTCATCTCATCCTTGACCTCGGTGACACGCTGCTTGAGCGCATCCGAACTCTCGAAGCTCTTGAGGTCGCCGACAAGGGTTCGGATGGAGTCGGCGTCGGGGTCGTTGGCAACCATCTTCTCAAGGTAGAAGCGGTAGCCGACTTCCTTGGCCATCTCAGCGAGAGCCGTGTTTTCCGACTCCAGATCCTTCAGCTTGAGGTCACGTTCCGCCAACTGCTTCTGCAGGTCGCGGATCTCGACGTCCTTGCCACGAACGACCTCAGCGGCGTCTTCGGGGAGGAGGTACGGACGGAGGACACCACGCAGAGCTTCCAGCACGGCTTTGGCCTTGCCGATCTCCGGGTCTTCCATCATTTCCTTCCGCAGTTCATCGCGAACTGCGGCACGGACGGTCGAGAGGTTGTCGAGGATTGCCTTCGCGAAGTCGTCGCGGACATTGCGCGAACCGGAACCCTGCTTGGCGCCCATCTCACCTTCGATGCGTCGAGCAAACTCCTGAGCCTTCGCCGCATCGCCTTCGAGGGGTGCCTTCTTGGCAACCATCTCAGCCTCGATGCGCCGAGCGAACTCAATCGCCTTCTCCTGTTCAGCATCAGCGTCGAACTCCACACCCTCGAACAGGGAGCGGCTTTCGCCCATCACTGGGTAGGCGTCTTGGTCAGCCGGGTCTGCGACGAAGTCGAAGGTGACCAGCTTGTAGTCATCCTGCACGATGTCGTTCCCGCTCTCGTTGGTCTTGACGCTGCCGAAGCCACGGCTGGAAACGCCAACGGGGACGTTCGACTTGAGGAGCGCGAGAAGGTTCTTCCCTGCCTCGGTCGGCATGATCTCCGCCTCACCGATCACGAGCCCGTCCTTGACGGAGAGGTCCGTGATGATGTGCGAGACGCGGGACAGCTTGGTCTGGCCATCGCTGGGATGGTCGATCTCGCCCATGACCCTGCGTTCCTTGAGAGCCTTGCCGAGCCGCTTCAGCTCCTTCTCCCAAACACCCTTCGGGTAGACGCGCTTGTTCTCGGTGGCGATGCCGCATTTGGCAAACTCACCTCGAACTTTGACGCGGCCACCCTCGCCTCCCTCAGCAAGAGAGAGGCGCACAATGGAAACGTCGCTCAGAAGTGGCTTGGTCATCAGTACCGTCTCCAGCGGAAGTTGCTTCGGAAAGGGGTCCGGGCCAGTTGGCCGGAGTCCTTCTTTTGCACCTTCCGTGCTTTGCGTCGAAAGGGGTTCAGGTCTCGTTTTTCAGCGCCGATCAGCTCACGTCTCCCGCTGGAGTACGAGGCACGACGATTCCGCCATGCCTCCTCCGTCGAGGACGAGTTCAGTCGTTTCCCGAGGTCTCTTCGACCTCTTCTTCGTCTTCGTCTTCGTTGTTGTCCTCGTAGAGGTCAACGGCGTCGAGGATGGTCTCCATCCCCTCGGCAAAGGCAGCGGCGACGTCCTCAGCGGACTCTTCGAGCTTGCCTTCGCTCATCGCGGTGGCGATGTCGGCGAATGACTCAGCAATCTCGCTGAGTTCACCAACAAGGCTGGCGAACATGCGCTCGTCGCTGGCCTCGTACTCGTCGGCCTTCACCCACTCGGTGAAGATGCCAGCCAGCTTATCGGCGATGATGGCTGCGTTGGCGAACGACTTGAGGGTCTCGTTGGCGTCGACAGCCTCTTGGCGCGTGCCCTTCTGGATCGCCTTGGCCGTGACCTTCGCCATGCGGCGCTGGCCCTTGGCGGACCGACGCATCTTGGCCTGCTTGCGAGCGGACTTCTTGCCGCTCGCCGAACGGCGCTGCTTCTTCGCGGCGAGGCGGTCAGCCATCGACGTCTTCTGCTGCTTGACCTTCTTGCCACCGCGCAGAGCGAACTTGATGCGGCCCGCCTCGTCGAGCACCTCTTCCTCTTCCTCCTTCGGAGCAACCGGAGCGGGGGTCGGAGCGGACTCACGGATGAGTCCGATCTTGCGGAAGTCTTCTTCAAGGGTGGTGACAACGATCTGGTTTCGCATCGGAACTTCTCCTCAAGGCGTCAAGTGAGACGCGCAACTGTTTTCGCCACGAAGGCACCGGCAACCTCGAATGAGGTTACTTCGGAAGCGACAGAATCGAACACCTTGGCGATCCGGTCAACAGAACCGAACTCAGCCACAGCCTCAACCACGAACTCTCGCACTTGAGTCACATCGGAAAGAAGGTCCGACGCGAACGCCTCCAGAGAGGTGATCGCCTCTTCCCCGCCTTCCTGAATCGCCTGCTCTCGGACGAGGCGGATGGCGTGCAGCGCCGATGTTGTGCTCGCTTCGACCGCCGACAGGCGGGAAAGGAGGTGCGCAACATCGTCTTGGACGAGCGCTTTGAAGGTGTCCATCTCAGCTTGTGCTGTGGACCCGTCGTAGAGTCGCCCGAACTTCGGCGCCATAGGCGCTGGAAGTTTGTCCTCACCGAGGAACTTCTGAACCTTGTCAGCACGTTCGCTCAAGGTGGTCTTCCACAGAAGACCTTCACGGCTCTCTGCAAAGGACTTCAGGATGTCCTCGTCCGTCACAGACGAAGCTTGATCGACCAACGGAGCGAGCGCCACGATTTTTTCGTTGGCTTGGTCGACGAGCCCGCGCAAGAACAGGTCGGCTGCAGCGCGCGCTTCCTGTCGGATGAACCGATGCAGGTTCTTCTCAGTCACGACCGTGAGGTCAACGTCACTCGTCCCGGTGAAGTAGACCTCACCAGACTCGCTCAAAGCGTACTTGACCCGGACCAACTCAGCTTCGCCGACGAGGGCAACGATGAAGCTTGGGAAAACTCCAAGCAGCTGGGCCGACTGTCCTGCAAAGAGCTTGGAAGCTTCAGTGCGGAGGGCTGAAGTGACCCGAGCAGTCGTGTCCTGAAAAGAACCTGCCAAAAGTTGGGCAAGTTCAATCGAAGGAACAAAAGGAAGGACGCTGCGGGTCATTTGGGCCTCACGCTATCGGGGGACGGAAGGGGCGTCAAGGAACCGCGCGCTTCCGAAAGGAGTTTCAGGGCGGTTTTGCCCTGCGAGCGGAAACCTCAGCGCGCGCCTCGGGCGTTGAGATCTCGGAGCAGACCGCCAATTTCACGCAAGCGCAACTCCAAGCCTCGATCGGACTTCAGGATGGTGTCGAGCTTGGCGTCCATGCGTTTTGTGTCCTTCGGGTTGTAGCCCTCGGTCAACTCTCGGTCGGAGAAGCCGCTGTGCGTTGGGATCCCGCGACGACGGGCTGCGTCACGCGAGCTTGAGAGAGCCTTCACCACCCGGTTCGGCTGGCGAGCCTCTGCTGGGGGACCATACGGGCCCTCTTCGGGGGGCGCTTCGCCCGGAGGAGCTTCCATCGGTGGAGGCGGGGGCATGATGATGTTCTGTGCAGCGGCTTGATTTTCAGCGTCCTCGGCAGACTCCCCACTGCGCTGCTTCTTGATGGTGACGATCTCGTCTTCAGACAAACCGAAGACGTTCGAGAGAATCCACTGCAGCGAGACGAAGTCCCGCATGCGTGCCGCGAGGTCCGCTTTGGCCGTGCGAACTTCCATCTGAGCCAGCTCGAAAATGGCCGACGGCACCGTCATGTTGATGTCGTAGTCGACAGCGTAGGGGTCGAGGCCCAGCGCTGACAGATGGACGCGGGCGACCTTCCGGAGCCCGTTCTTCAGCTCCCGCTGGATGCGGAGGACGGTACGAGCAAAGCGGACATCCTCGCTGGACAGAACCGCCCGGGCCACACCGGATTCCTGCCCAAGGTACGCCTTCGGCACCTTGATGGCTGAAAACAGCTTGTCGCGGAAGTATTCGATGTCGTCCATCGCCTGCCACTGCGGGGCACCGAGAGTCTCGATGCGAGTGGAGTCCACGCCCTTCCGGGTAGGAACGAAGAAGTCCTCGTCCTGCGACAGCGCGTCGAACTTCAGGTTCAGTTTTCCAGTGCCCGGGTCAACAAACCGCTTCTTCCGGAAGTTCTGGCGGACACGATTCACGAAGGCGAGGGCTTCCTGCGGGGGCAGATCGCCGACATCGACGTAGAACGCAAAGCGCTCCGGGGCCCGCTGGAGGCGGTACACGAGGGCTGCGTCCTCCAGCAGCATGAGCCGCTTCCAGATCCAACGAGCAGCCTCCAAGGCGCTGTGGCCGTAGACCGAACGGCGCTCCTTCCCGCGCAAGCGAAAGTGGACCACCTCCCAGCTCTCAAACGCCGCCACCGGCTGATTCATCGGGTCCGAGCTTGTTGCCAAGTCGAACTTCGCAGACAGGGTTCGCTGGAAGTCGTTGTTGGTGAAGTCGAAGCGCCCCTTGAAGTCCTGCATGAAGCCGATCAGGTCACCCTTCGGGGTTTCAAGGCGGCGGACCGTCGGAGGAGGCAGATAGTTGA